TCTACAAAACCAAACTTCATTGATTGTGCATAGTAAATCCACTTCTCTACTTCCCATCCATCAGGGACTAGAGATAAATCTATAAGTGCAATCTTACCTTGGTTTGCTGCAATAGCAAGTTCAAGTCTGTACCACATTGTTATATACAAGTAAATCCACGGTACTAATCTGTCCATTAAAGAAACAGATTGGGAGTTATTTGAATTATACACTGTACCTACATATCCAGAACTACACTGAGATAAGTTGTCCATGTGTCTAAACTGGTTTGGCCTTGGACGGATATGTATATAAATATCTTCTCCAAGCTTAGTTCCTTCCCAGTACTCGTTTACCCACATGTACTCAATCTCTTCTCCAGATCCTGGCTCTACTTTATAATTTTCGTTTACCACAGTTTCCTGCTTCATCCCTAACTCATCTATGTAAGTTAGTTTACCGATCTTACGCATAGACTTCCAAACCACTTTAGTAACACGAATGTTCCCATCTTGATCGTAGTAGTTAAATACATTTCCTTCTTCGCCTTCTCTATCTTGTATATAGAGTTTTTCAACGCTAGGATAATTTAATATACTAGAGCTTTCCATAGATGTTCTATTCCCGTGCTCTTTTTCTAGTTTATCTATTTGCGAAGGAGTTAAGTCTTCGTAGTAGTTGTCGATAATAGTATTTACAGACATCCATGTATCTTCTACAATAACATCTGCATGATCTATTAAGTCTGAGTTGTGTGGTAGTAAGCAGTAAAACTCAAGAGGGTTTACATTTCTTACAATAGGTTCATTAGACACCTCTTCTACACAGTAAATTTCTTCACCGGCAATAAGAGCATCTTCCCACCCCTTGTTAAATTTTGATTTTAACTTTTGCTGCTTTTCAAAATACGTTAGTAGTTTGTGAGCAGTAGACTCATTCATATCCTGAAAGTCATAGTCAAAATATTTCTGTATTCTTTTTAGTTCTTCAGGTATATTTTGCTGTGCCTCCGCCATAAGCTGTTGCATCTGCTCTGGATTCTGAGGCTGCTGCTGCCCTTGCATATAAGACTGCGCGGCGTTCTGCATTAATCCCTGAAAATAATTTACTACAGCTTTTTTCTTCTCTTCTTCTTTTTGCCCAATAGCTTCTTCGTTAACAGATCTAACGACATAGCTAAATGCTCTCTTGGTTTCTTCACCTAAGAGCAAGTTAAAGATTGGAGATACTACATCGTAGTACTGTAGTGTTGCGGGAAGTTCTGCGTTTCCGCCTAGGTTTAGGGGATCAGTAACGTACTCAAGATCTTTCTTATCAAACTTTCCGTTATAAAGATCGTAGTTCCGCTTCTTTTTAAAGCGAGAACTACGTCTTGTATGATCATAAATGCCTATTAAACCTAGGGCAGCTTCTATACATTCTTCTCCCCACCTCTGAGTCTTTTTTCTACGACTCAGTTTTTGTCTGGGAAAATCTATACGAGGCATAAATTATGTTTAGTCTACTTCTAGTAATAAGAATTCTATTGTTGGTGTTCCAGAAGATGATTTACACTGGATCTTTGTATTGTCTGCTGTTGGGTAGAATAAAAATTCTCCTGGAGCAAGCCTTGCAAATATCTGATCTCCATCATCAGCAAAGATTAAATCTACTGTAGTGTCAGTATTCTTAGCATATACGTATGCTTTCTTTCCACCTTGAGTTGAACCAGATAATGCTTCTACGTTAATATCTACGTAAGAAGTGCTGGTAACCATTGTAGTTAAACCTTGTCGATTGTCACCGTCTATAGTTACTGCATCAGTTACAGTCTTTGAAAGATTAACTGAGTTGAACAAATCAGTACTAGAAATACTGAATGTTACGTTTAAAGTTGCGTTTGCCATTTTACTAAATTTTTAAGATTATGCTGCTTTTTCCATTAAGATGTACTCAACTACAGGTGTTCCTGAAGCTGCTTCAACATCTACATCCTGCATGTCTGAGATAGGTAGGAATAAAAATTCACCTGGTCCCAAAACTGCAAACCAGTCACCTGATGCAGAGTCTGTACCGTGAGCTGCACATAATCCAACTTTTACATATTCACCTGTAGTAGCACTAAGGTTGTGTAAGAATAAGTATGCCAAATCATTTGTTCCGTCTAAAGCTTTTGTTGCAATATTATCTTTTGTACCAGAACCAGAAGTTTCGATTTTTCCAATTAATTGTTGATCTCCTGCAGGAGAGAGTGCGTCTGTCTCTGTAAAGCTAAGAGTTTGTTTTGCAAACAAATCTGAGCTGGCTAGAGATAGTGTTACGTTTACTGTTGCCATATTAATATTTTTTTAAATTCGCGAATTAAAAAACAAAAATAAACATTTAATTATTATGTCCAAGCAATAATTAAATAAATTATATTTTTAGTTTGAAATTTTATAGCTAAAACTTTTTAGATTTTCTAGAGAAAAGTTTTTTATTCCAAAATCCTTGATCATAAATAGTGTTAATTTTCTTTTCTTTCTCTACTTTAATCTTTTTAACTTCTTCTGCGTGATACATAACCATCATAAATGCCATAGCCCTATCAAAGTTTCCATAGTTATTATAGGCTATAAGTTCCTTTAATAATCCTACACTTCTTATCTTATGTAAGTTTAATAGGCCATCTGTTTCGTACGCCTCTAGCAACCACATTTTTATAAGCTCTTCTCCGTAAGACTTTAAAGGCTTTGACATGTGCATACCTTTTTGACGTGATACCTTACTATGTTGTACCACATCTTTTATAATCTCTGGCTGATCAGCTAGTAAGAATGTTTCGTGCTTATGCTCTAAGTATTGAAACAAACCTTTACGCTCATTCTCATATAAACACTTAGCGTTGTAGAATTTCAGTAGCTTTCTAACATTTTCGTAATACTCGTTTGCTGTGTCTGGACGTCCTGTGTATTCTGCCACTACTCTGTTTGTCAACCTATTTAATACAATAGTTGATCCAAGAGAGGAGGTAGTAGATTCATCATGATCATAGGGGTCGGTTCCCGCAATATACATACCATATGGTATATCTCCATCTTTATCTTCATAAGGCATTTCATGTATAATAACGCACCCAGCTATATCATCAGATGCTCTAACTGGAAAATCGTATATAGGTTTTAATTTAGCATTTGGTTTCCACTTTACTTTTTTTGTAGAGGCCTCTATATATAGATCTCCAATGTAATCGTGGTTACGCTCTCTGTTAGATGCCTCTAACTCTGAAAGCCTATTTAGTAAATCTGCTACAGGAAATAAGTTACCTGTACGTGTAAGGAATACCTCTGAAGGTACGAGGGGTCTGTTTTGTAGTTCTGCATCTAGCGCGCTTCTAGCGTTCTTACCTTTCTTTAATTTATCTCTAAACTTTTCTAAGTAATCTTTTGCATGAGCTACTTGAGTGTTACCGTTCTTATCCTTAAACTGATTTAACCCTCTATAGGCAGGTACAAAGTAAGATATTTTACCTTTGTTTTCCCAATCATCTTTAAATGCAATCATATCGTAAACATCTGGGTTATAGAACATATCCCTTGCGTCTACAGTACCTCCACCCTCCATATCACCCCCAGTACCTAAGTACATACAGCTTCCAAACTTATACGCCCCGTTCTTCATACACTCAACACTAGCTTCGTGTGAAGACTTAAGATTGTTAAACATACCAATCTCCTCCATAACCATTACAGCAGGACGAGTACCATTGGCAGCAAATGGGTTATCTTTAAATGTACGATGTTTTATCTTGGACTTACTACCCATAACTTTCCAAGTACCTCCGAGTTTCTTTTTGTACTCTGCAACCACCTCTTTACCAGAATACCAGCTACCCCCATATTGCTTTGCAAATGGAGAAGGGTAGAACTTATCTCCAAGTTCAATACCTCCAGGCAGGTTATCTAAACCAAACTGTGTTTTCTTTAATATATCTCCTGAGTATTTTGCATCACCTGCTCCCACCACTATCTCTGTAGATGGCGTATTGTTCAGAGAATCAGGGTCATACGATTTCATACCGTCAAAAACAAACTCATGCCCTGCTACACCTCCCGCCACGGAATATGATTTACCAAATCCACGGCTCCCCATCATCATAAAGTTCTTAGCTTCATTCTCAAATAATGGTCTACCTAAATTCTTTGGGTGTGTTTTTCTTAGGTACTCTCGCGCAGGTATGTAACTCTCTTGTCCCTCATAGTCTCTGTTACAAGTGTACTTAGTATCATCTGCAAACCCTGAGAACCCTCTAGCTTCTACCCAGTTGTAAAAAAACTCCCACTCTAAATCACGTAAAAATGGTTTACCAGGAGTTTTTGTTTTAGAGTGAGCAGTTTTATTTAAAAGGATAGTCCAGTAGTTTATATAAAAATATAAATTACCAGGCATCCATACTCCTCCTACCCAGTGCCCTTCAATACACCTCTTTTTTTCTTCTCTCCAAAAGATTAAGTATTCTTCACTAGAAGGGTGGAACTGTGGTACCTCCTTAAGTATAAAAGCTTCTTTATTAATAATCATATTAGTCCTTTCTCGGATGCCGACTCTTCTGCTCCACCTTTTGTAGCACCTTCATTATTTTCTTTGTCCACAAGTTTAAGAAGCCGCTCGTAGTCCTCAAACAACTTAACATTTGTTTTAAGTAGCCCTTCAATAGTATCTGCATTATCCTCATAAGTAAGTATATCTAAATATAAAGTTTTTTCATCCATCTTTTTATTCCATACCATAAGTTGCCTTTTAGCTGGAGTAATTAAAGATCTTTCGTAAAAAACAATTGCTTCTGTATAGTCATCCCATTTAAACTCCTCATCTTTTAAAAAATCTTTAGCTATCATCTTTTGTCTGTTAGCGTAAGATATATTTGAAAACTTAGAGTCAGGATCTACTAAAAGAGCAATAGCCCACATTATCTGTGAGCTTTTGCTTTTAGTTTTACTTTTATCTTTTTTGTAAATATCTGCAAAATGTTCTGGAACCTTTAACTGAGGGTTAGCGCTCCAGAAATTTATATTTACGTCAAATCCGTTTAATATCATTACTTTGTTCTTAGTCTATCGCGTTTGCCTCGCACTGTTCCTCCCGGTCTAGATAAAGCAGAACCAAAGCCTGCATTTTCTCTCACAGGTTTCATATACTCCTCACAACAAGTTGCATCCGGGCAAACTACTTTACCGTCTACAACCTTAACAACGTGTTTAGTAAGCTCTACACTTCTCTCGCATAAACTACAAATAAACTTTGCCATCACGCTTTTACAATACCTAATACGTCAAACATGTTCATTTGAAAATACTCTACCTCATCTACCATAACCATAAAGCCCTGGCCTTTAGGTATAACAGTGTCTCCAACTTTAACATTTTTAACATCCTGACTAACAGCTACAACTTTAGCGTGGCCGTCACGTTTATCTGCTTCTTCTTTTAACATCATATCAGATTTAATAATACCTGATACTGTTTCTTTTTCTACCTGTGGCATTTCCACTACAATGTGGTTTCCTAAAGGCTCGTAATTAATTGTCTTCTCCATGTTTACCATTTTTTAAGTGGGCAGTGTGATTGCATTGATCTTGTTTTAGCAATCAGTGGGCACCCACATTTTGTGCATCTGTTTTTAACGTTAAATTCGCAGCCAGCGCAGATGCTTGCCCTTGCTTTTGCGATTTGCTCTACATGTTCATTTGGGAATACTACATTTTTCCAACCGCTCAAGATCTCAGACATCTTCGCTGCTGCTCCCTTTTTCTCTTCTGCCATTTTTGTAATATTTAAATCTATTCTTCTTCACTGCAAACATCCCAAGATGTTTTAACCTTACACTCTCAAAATCCCCGCTTTCGATTGCTTTTTTAACTAGCCCAAACTGAGACTTAACTATAAGTTCCGCTTTAAATTCGCTAATGCTATATTTTTTAGCTAGCTTCTTTATTATTCTGTCCACGTTATCTTATAAGTTATTTCAATACCTTCTTTATCTATTCCGTTAAGTATAGTTGGGTTTATCTTTTTATCTACAATCATTTGTTTCTTTCTAAGCATAGTAATGTGATTATTGAAAGAAGCTTCAGACATATCAATTTGTTTTCTTACCAACTTTCTTACAGGTGTAGAAAACAACATCTTGTCTAGATTAGCATTATCTCTATTAGATTGCCATATAGATAAAAAGCTAGATAGCACTTCAATTTCCTTATCCTTTAGTTTTAATATAGGATTAAGTATTTGAAGGTATGCCTTCATAGATTTTGGTATATCTGATTTAATTGGAATGTTCATCGTCAATAATTATTTCTGGGAATGCACTCTCTGCAAACTCTTTGTCGTACATGCTTATAGATTTCTTTACGTATCTCGCAACATCTAAAGCTTTCTGTTTCTCTTCTGCAGTAGAATCAATTCCTAACTCAGCTTGAGCTTTTGCATTTGTATGTAACAACTCATCTATTCTGAGTTTGCCTATGTAGTGGTTCATACACTTCTCACAAATCTTTTTACGATCTGCAATTCTAAACCTTTCTCTAATTCTTTTTTCTAGTGCATCCATAATTAAACTTTCCCGTAGGAATCTTTATGTATAGGTAGTTGATTTTTGTACCTGTTAATTCTGTTTTGTTTCTCAAGAGCAGCTTTCTTTATATTCTCATTCTTAATCAACTGCTTCTTTCGTTTAAAGTCAATCTGTTCTTGGATTAATTTTGCGTCATAGTATTTCTTAACGCGATCGAGCCTCCACTGTACATCACCAATCTCCTCGATAATCTCAGCTGTTAAATCTTTAGAGGTTTTATTTAGCTGCTGCATAATAACTGTAGACAGCTCGGATAACTCCTCTACTAACTTGTAATGATCTTTTATGCTCTTACCTATATCCATTTAAAAAGGTATCATTGTTATACCTACTAGGTTAAACAAATACTCTAACACTGTAAATATTACTGCACCTCCAACTATTTGGTATGTCCAGTACTTCCAACCGGTTAGACTTTGTTCAAACTTTTTTACTGGTGAATTCATAGCCTTATCCCTAAGTCCAGACTTTATAAAGATCTTCTCAGCCCAATAAGCAGGGTCTAACATATCTTTAAACTTCTTTAATAGTAATAAAAACTTCTTCATATCAATCTTTTGCTGTAGGAGCACGACTCGAACGTGCACGTAGCAGTTAGCTAAAGGACAAGTTGTGCACATCGGTGGTCAACCCTCTATCCTAAGTTTATTCCGTAATCTACACCCTCGAGACAGGAGGGCATGTCTGCCAGTTTCATCACCCTACAATAAGTTATAGTCAAATATAATAAAATAAATTATACTCCAACATATTTTGTATTTCTTTTCTGTAATCT